TGGGCTAAAGAAGCTTAATATTTAATATTACTTTAATAAGGGGTTAATAATGTCTAGGCATACTGTAACTTTTTCATCTGAAACAACAAGAAACTTTGTGCCTAACTCAAGGAGAAGCACAGGTTATAATGCAACAATCCAAAATCAGCATCATTTACGGTTTGTTCTTGAGGGACAATGCCAGCCTTTAACAAAGCTTTGGTGATGATAGTGTTGGCTGTGATTGTTAGAATTGAAGTCATTATTCAGTCTCGCTTGCTGGTCTTGGTCTGGTTATCCTAAAGGGTGGCTTCTCCTTTCTAGGTCGGATTGTTAATTGTGGATGCTTTGCGTACCACTCAGAGGTATGAACTAATAAACCGTCCCAAGTCAAACGACTTTCAGACAGTTTAAATTTCTGACCGCTGATATCTGATATAAAATTTCCATCACCCGGTCTGAAAAAGTTCTTGCCTATTGGCTGGCCTCTCACAATTAACCCGTTTCAGTTATAAGAACATCACCTGAAGTTGAAGCGGCTGCAGTAATCAGCCAGCCATCATAAGCTTCATTGAGTGCTTCAATAGCACCAGCTAGAATAGTTAGTGCACCAGCTGCAGGTTCATCAAAAGTAGGTGAAGCACTTTGGATATCATCATTAGTCACAGTGATAGTGATTGTTTGAGCCGTTAGGTTTTGGATTGTTGCATTATAACCTGTGCTTCTCCTTGAGTTAGGCACAAAGTTTCTTGTTGTTTCAGATGAAAAAGTTACAGTATGCCTAGACATTATTAACCCCTTATTAAAGTAATATTAAATATTAAGCTTCTTTAGCCCAAATGCCATTAACAGCAACTACTTGCCAAGCAACAACACCATCAAGACTAGCCAAGGTAACTGAATCACCTTTTTTAGATGTTGCTTTGGTGTTAATTAAATCTTTGTTATCGGTTGAACTACCAGCATAAGTAATACCATCTAAAGTTGCAGGACTGATATTTAGAGCAGCCTGACCATCTTCAGCCATGTTGGTGAATGTGACCGTATTACCAATAGCAATACTTGGAAGTGTGTAAATAATACCGTCAAGTGTAGAAACGAATTCTTTACCTGAATCAGTAGTAATTGTAACTGTGAAATTAGCTGTCTTTTTAATTGCATTAATATTTACAAGGAAAGAGGCAAAGCCATTAGGATAAACAGATAAACGAAGTTTTGAAAGAAGTGACATTTTTATCTCCAAAGCACCGCCACTGATTCAAACAGTGATTGACCCATCAGGGATGCAATTATAGGTTAAAAAGGACTAGAGCAAATGCCCTAGCCCAACGGGGGTTAAGCTCCTGGTGTACCGAACATACCGCGAGGATCAGACCAACCAAACGAATCTCGCTTGTCTGCCTTCATTCGCATATTACCAGTTGTGAAAGCATTATCCTGACCAAAACGCATTTCACGCCTTGAGAAGTAACGCATACCAGTCGGTGCATCAGTTTTGATGAACCAGGCATTGGTATCTGTTAGATAATTATTCACTGAATCACCTTGAGCAATAGCACCCATATCTTTAATAGCATTGGTTGCATTGTTCGCTGTATCGTTTTGCAATACAGAGCGCAAAATACGCTGTGACTCAAACTGTAAGTTTACCGGGATAATCAAACGTTCAGCGCGTAACTGAATTTGTAGACCGCGATTATCAACAGCTTGACCGATAAGAATTAACATATCTTCCAATGATGCTTCAGATAAATCAGCAGCTACAGCCAATTGATTTGTAAATGTGCCTGATGAACTTGGGCCTTGTGGGTGTGCCGCTGAAAATAAAGAGACTCCATCACCACCTGGTTGAAGAAAGGCACCATCAAAACCATTGTTAAGAACATTGGCTCCACGTGTTTCTTCACGAACTCGCATTGATGCACCAAGAGCGCGAGATCCGTTCTTTAGTACTCCATAAAGTTCATCTTCCAAAGCTTCCTCAGTCACCATAAAACCTTTTGCTGTGGTTATATGCTGATACTTAGGGGCAAAGCCTTGTGATTGACTATCGAAAGATATGCCAGCACCTTCAGGCTTTGTAGAAGCCGCACCAAAACCTTCAACCATCTGATCGATTTCGAAGTTTTTAGTAGAGGTGTCACGGTCATATATTGAGGGCCATTGTAATTCGAATCGTTTAAAAGATTCACCAAAGACCTTGTTTAACCCATCCTGTAAGAGGCGTGGGATGTTACCTGTTGCAATGATATTACCCATGATTTATGCTCCTACCGCGATTTGTTTCTGAGATTCAACAGGACGTACTATAATCGTTTGGCTAGTTGTTACGTTACCGTCAACAATTGCAATGATTCTGAATTGTGCAGTACCAGTAGCTTTACCAGTTGAATTAAGTGTCATGTTTGAACGTGTGATGTTGCCCGATCTAGTAGCGGCTGTTGCCACAATATCAGAGTTTAAGCCGACATCAACCAAAAGGATTGGGCCGTTACTTACTGATACTTCATAAACTGAATTTGGATCGGTATCTACCTTTACAGTGCCAGCTGTTAGTGCCGGTAAACCTGTGTCAGATAAATTTTCTTCATCGATATTAAAATCGACTGAAATAACAATACCTTCGAATGCGTTACCAGCTGCAGCAGCATCTACTTGTGCTACACCGTTTGCATCGGCTACACCAGTTAGTTTTACTACATCACCGGGAGCGATGATTGTTGTATGGGCTGCAGCAACGCTGTAGGTAAGTATCTTACCAGCATCATCTGAAGCACCTTCATAATTTACTTTACGAAAACCACCCATAATGGAGATTCCTTATTTAGTGAATTAATTTAAAAAGATAAGCATTATTGCCTATCGTTTGCAGTCAATTCACTAAATGGGTTGTCTCTACCATCATTGACCGGTTGCTTAGTAGGGCTAAATTACCGCCTATAAGCGTTGAACTGTTATTCTTTTGGTGTGTATTCCTTGAACCCTTCTTGGGCTTTAACAGGAGCACCTTCAGCCATAATAGCTTGATTACTCTGCCGTTTCAACTCTAAATCTTCTTTCCTATATTTCATAGGTAGGATCATAAGCGTCATTTTGCTGTCACCATCCTTTGCAGGGTGTGTGACTTTGTTACCTTGTTCGTCTTTAACGAACTCATAATAAGCGCCAATTGCTGCTTCAATGTTTTTGTCAGTGAAGAAATGAAAGTGAAAGTTTTCATCATTCTTTCCATGTTTTTCAAACACCCAATAAGGAACGGTTAATGTTGCACCTATTGAAAAAGCTTTACGTGCTGGACGGTTTTTAGGGGTATGAGCTTTGTCGGCTCTGGTTCCCTGGTTATTGTTTTGTTTATTAAGTTTCATTGCTCTATGCCTCGCTTAAATTAACTTGCTTTAAAAACTCTTTCTCATTTGCTTTGTTTATCTCTGCATCTGAGGACTTGTAAAACTGGTTGAATATTTCTTGCTGGCTGCTATCCAAGTTCTTCATGGTTATATTGCCTGAAGTTTGTTTCTTGTTAGTCTTGCCGCCCTTACTAGTCATGCTTAACTTCTCCCGGTTTTCATTGGTATCAGGGAAGGCATCATTAACTTGCTTTAAGACATCTTCCAAGCACTGATCAATATCAGTGAAGGTGCTCATGTTTTCAGTCATTACAGCCCTGGCAAACTTTCCCTTAGCAGTAGTATCGTTTACCCAGGAGTTACTATCAGAGAATTTTTTAATAGAAGTATTGATTGCAGTAACGGCAGGATCAATAGTTTGTTGCACATTTGTTGCATGACTATCGATTGTGTGGATCTGCTTTTCAAGCTTTGCAACTTCTTCACTATCAGCAGATTCAATGGCTTCACTTCTTTTAGACATAAGCTCCTGTCTTTGCACGTTAAGCTGTGCACTTTGAAAGGTCTTTAATCCTGCAATATCTGAATGGTGTTGGTTTGCCATGGTTTCAATGGTTTCTTTCAAACCACCAACCTGTTCATGAAGCTTCTTATTTGCCTTGATGCTTTCACCTGTTTTGTGAAAACGTTTAGCAGAAGTCCATTCATTAGGATCTTTACCTGCTTCTTCCCATTGCTCTTTAGGTACCCAACCTTCTTTAGATGCTAACTCTTCATAGTTTGGGGCTTCGTTTTCATTGTTCTCGTTTTCTTCACTCATTGTTACTCTCCAATGTTTTTATAAACTAAATGAACGTCACTATCAGTAAGGTTGCGATAGTTTTCAAACTGTTCATATCTTAAGGGTTTGCCATCATATCGTCTGAACTCGATGTGATCGCCAATCTTTACTCCCCATTGTTCTGGCCTAACACAATCAAATCCTTGATAGCACTGAGGGCCAAAGGCAATGATAACTCCTATGTCATATCCTGCTTGCTCTCTGCTTAATTCATTGGTTGTAGCCAGTACAATGCCACCTGCTGATGTGGTTTCAACATCAACAACCCTGACAAGCAAATGAAAGCCTGTAGGACTAGGACATATTCCTGATTGTTCGATTAGGGATTTATATTCTTTGCGATATTTGATCGATTGATCAAGTTGAATCTTCTGCGTTATCATCGTCTATCTCCGATGGTTTGTAGTTTAACACTATGTTAAGAGCTTTAATTAAGCCCACCTTCTCTGGATAATCTTCTCTCTGTTTATTAGAAATGTATTCTAAAGCATCTAATTGAATAATTCTAATATCATTAAGAAAACGTCTAGTTACTTTGTTCTGGTGCCATTCATTAAAATCTTCTTTACTGACTCGCACCGCTAACTGGTAATCTTCCAGTTCTTTCTGTATTTGCTCTAGCACTTGCTGCTCCTTCTACATTGGCACTTGTTGCCGATACATCATCAAAGCTTTCAGATACCCACTCTGGGAGTAGTCCAATTTTTTGATCTGCGAATACTGTTTCTGCTCCGCTGGCTGTTCTATTTGTTTCACCAAATGGGCCAAAGTTTACCCAACTATTCTGGCCTCTGGTTTCAGTGGTTAATGCTCGTCTTGCTTCTTTTGAAAACATAGCAGAGTGATTACGCCAAGCGTTTTCTTCTCCTGCTGCTCTAAACCCTACACCTTCTTTAGCATGACCAAAGTAATCATGCACAACCCTAAATAAATCATTAGCTAATGCTGGCTGTCCTGATATTTTAAAGTTAGTTTCATTAAGCATTGGGTTATCTTTTGGATCAAATGAGGCGTCACTACCAAATCCATCTCTGGTTGAAAATACAAACATATGATTGTTTTCAGTGATGTCTTCGATGGCTTTTCTTGGGCTACCTTCATAGGGATCACCCATCTTATCAAAGTCTATGAATTCAACCTCTAAACCACCATCGATAGCTGCTTGGTATTGTTCTGTAACTTCTTCGATCATTGCGTTGTAAGCACTAATGACCACTGGATCATCCGGGGTATGAGGCATTTCATCATATAAATTGGCAATGCTTGTTGATCGTTCTAGATCAATTGGGGCATATAAGTTAGGGGGAGTGTAATTATCTCCCAGGCTTTCTACATAATTTTTAGCTATGTCATTTATTGGTTTGCTATGGCCTGGTTGAAAGCCGGGTATATCTTCAGGTAATCCGACTAGGTTGCCGTTTTCCGCCCTGCTAAACTTTTGATTCGACCTATTCGGTTCATCCAGAATCCCAATGCCTCCTCGAACTCTGACTGACTCTTGAAGTTCTTTCGTTCTGGTTTGTTTGGCAAGTTGCTCATTTAATTCTCCACTCTTTTTAATGCTCTTTAATCCCTTCACTCCCAATGCTTCTAATACAGCAGTTGGTAAGGTATGGGCTATTGTTGCTAATTCGGGACTTCCTGTTAACTCTAAGACTTTTTCACCTAAACCTAGTTCCACTTCTCCTAGAGCTTCGCCTATTGGAGAAAGTACATCACCAACCGCTTGCAGTCCCTCTTTTCCTGCTTCGCTTCTTGGTTCAAATGTGAGTGCAGATCTTACACCTTCAACGGCTTCAGCACCAGCGCCCTTTTCAGCAAATGGATTAACTGCTTGAACTATGCCAGCAACACCAGCTATGGGCTCGGCTATTGCTCCAGTGGCTATAGTTGCAAGAGGTTCGCCAACCTTTAGGAATTTATTTAGAAAGGTGCCAATGTCAACCAGGGGCATATCCTCTGGAAACTGCATTGTATTGGCAACGCCTTCAATTTTAACGTGGGGCATTAGTGGTGCCTTGTGTGAACTGTTGGGTTGCTGGATCAAATATAAGCAGATTACTTTGAAACTCTGCATTTAGATCCTGTGATTCTTGTAGCTCAAGTTTAAGTAAATCGAGGGCATTATCAGCATCGTTCTGTCTAGCTGTTTCATCCATTTTGGTAGCAGTTTCTTGGTCTTTTCTGGATTGTTCCTGCTCTTGAACAGATAATATCCTTTCAGTTTGATCTAATTGTCGATCAGTAGCATCTTGCTGTTGTTGCTGCAGGTCTTGCTGTTGTTGCTGGATTTTCTGTTGGGCTGTAGCTTGGCCTTCAGTTGGCTTGAAGATTTCAATACCCAATTCCTTTTCACCAATATCTTCAAAGAATCGATTAAGCAATGGTAGTACTGAACCACCAGCCTGAGTGATCCTATCAGCTTGACCAATCATTACTTCAGCCTTAACTAGTCTTTCCATCTTCGAAGACATTTCAGGGTTAGCTGTTGGTGCAACGTCAATGTTTTCTTCAGAGTAATCGACCCTATAATCAGCACTTGGATCATTTAGGATGTCTTTGTACTCTTCAGGATCAGTAAATATTCCATTCAGTCTGAACAGAATCTCAAACTCTTTGGACATTGACCGGTGTATTCTGGAAACAATCGCGCTGGTATCGTTCATTTGTTCTTGGAGTAGTGCAAGTGTGGTTGTTGCTGGTGCATTGGCTTGGGCCACCTGATTGAAGTCAGGGCTTGCACTGAGATTCCTAGCTTGCTGTGTTATGTCCTGATTAAGTGCAAATAGAGTTTGATCAGCGCCTTTAAATGGGAATGTAAATACACCTTCATGTAAATCTTTTGAATCAAGATCAGTTGATTTAAATTCACCAGGCTTGAATCTTAATAGGTTCTTAGCCTTTCTGAATGCTTTGGATATTAAACCGCTAGGCATGTTAGCTAAAGTACCAGCATCGATTAGCTGGTTAGTTGTGGTATTGATTCCAGATGCAAGACTACCTAGTATATGGAAATAACCTAAATCAAGGTAAGAGCCATCATCTGCAGGAATAAAGCCATACTTAGTTATCATTGAAATAGGTTTAATTCGAACAATCTCTACATCTTCAGGGTTAACTTCACCAGTTTCAATAGCTTCTTCCATGCTGAACTCTTTCTGCAATTTGCCTAGGTTCTGCATACTGCCATCAACAGTTTTAATTATTACATCATCTGCTGTGAATCTAGGGACAATTCGAACTACTTTGTTAGTGGGCCTATGAACTGTAATTAAATAAGGTTCTTCGTATCCATCATCATCTAAATCAAATGAACCATGTTGCTCTAAAAATTCATCATCTTCATCTTCATCCATATTTAAATCATGGTCTTCACCACTTAGCCATAAACCAGACCGTTGATTCTCAATAGCTGTGTTCTTACTGATGGATAATATTTGTGTAAATGTCCTGGCTTCGTCAATGCTCGATACATCTTGATTGATTACAAAGTTAGGATAGTGAATTAGTTCTGTTTCGTTTCGCTTGGTAGCTTGGTTGAAGAATGACTTCTTGAATACATTGCCAACACTAGGCAGTTCATAAAGCATTTTGTCATGTTGATCGCGCCAATCCATTGTATGATTGATTTGATAATTCATGTGAGTTTTAACACGTTCACCCCGATCTTTTCTAGTGCCATCCTGATCAATACCAATGACTTCAGACTTAACTAAATCTTTATGTCTTAATATCTCAGTGGATGCGCGACTAGCAAACTTAATACCAGCTTCTTTGATTAGTGGGGTTTTAAAATTGGCTGAACCTTCCCAAGCTGCACCGTCTTTTAGTTGCCTGGGTGACATTTCTTGCTTGGCTAGTTTCTGGCCCCAATCAACAGCCTGTTTCCAATCAACCATGGATTCAACATCTTCATCAAATCGCTTCATGACTGACGATGCTATCTTACCTAAAACTTTATCAGTGATTTCTTCTGCAATATTATCTGAAGTATCCATGAACAATAGGAGTAATTCAAAAGATGTTATTTCTGGTTCTTCCTGGTCTTGTTCGTCTCGTTCAAAAGGTTCAATCGTATTTTCAACCATTTTAGTATCCTAATGAGTTGCTTTGCTGGTGATAATTCTGTTCATCATCATCTTCTTGGGGCTCGCTGACTGCGTATCTGAGCATCATGATACCATATCTTGTGGCTGACATTAAATCATCCCTTAATTTGACTACCTTACCGTTTTCTCTATGGTACATCCTGTATTCATCGAACCATTCAGATAAGTGTGAGGCAACCTTTAATCGTCCGTCTTCCATTCTCTGATCCATATCCATAATTCCAGCTTCAACAGAGTTACCACCATCATGGAATTGAGCATGGTTCCTTAGCATTTGCATCCCCTGCTTCTTATGAAGTTCTGCAATGGTTCCCTTCTCATTGCCTCCGCTGGCTTTCATTGCATCATGGGGCCAAGCAACAGGTATCCAATCAATTGAATCACAACGGCCCCTGACAGTACCAGCTACTTTGATAGGTGTGGGTTTCTTGACATAACAAGCATCGTAAATAAAAACTATATCTCTGTCTCTATCCCATGCAATCCAAACTAATGCTGTAGGGTGTGATGCTTCAGACTGACCATAACCAAAATCTTGTCCAATGATATGAACCCACCAATGGGGGACT